TGGTCATCTGCAACTCTCTTTAAGAGAGCAGCAAATACATGGGTTGTCTTCGGCGACTTGACAGCGTAATACAAAATTCAATAAGAAATTAGGAGATTAACAATGGCATCAGGCAAGAGAATAGGTAAAAAGTCCCAAGCGTCAAATGACTTTTTGGAGCCATTAGCACCAATCAGTGTTGTTGGAACAGACGTAGGAACAGGCAGGGCATTTAATGATGCTGCAGTATCTGTGTCCTTTTCTCTACCAGCACTTTCTCCTAATGCCACATCTTTTACAGTAACAGCAAGCACAGGCCAGACAGCAACTGGAGCATCTTCTCCACTGACTGTAACTGGAATTGCTTCATCAGCAACACCAACATTTACAGTAACAGCAACTAACGCAGCAGGAACTTCTGCTGCATCTTCTGCTTCTGCTTCAGTATTAGCAACAACTGTTCCACAAGCGCCTACCGTTTCAGCAGCAAATGTTGGAACAGGAAGAGCATTTGGCAATGGAGCAGCAACTATTACAGCATCTTCAGTTAATGGAGGCAAAGCAGTTTCTGCATACAATGCTTCTTCAGTATCTGGAGCATCACCACTAACAGTACAATCTCTTACAGGTGGAACTGCTTATACATTTAGCGTAACTGCTACAAATGCTAATGGAACATCGGCTGCAACAACAACAAATGCTATAACAGCAACAACTGTGCCAGCAACAATGTCTGCACCAGTTGCTACAGCAGGAGTAGATCAAGACACAGTTACTTGGACAGCCCCATCAAATGGTGGATCTGCAATAACTACTTACACCTGGACATCTTCTGATGGAAAATCAGGATCAACGGCAGGAACATCTGTAACTCTTACTCAAGAAGCAAACACTGCACAGACTTATACTGTTGTAGCAAACAATGGAAACGGATCTTCTGCAGCATCTCCAGCATCTAATAGCGTAACAACAGTTGCTCCGTTCTTCCCGTTCTTTCCATTCTTCCCTCCATTTTTCCCACCGTTCTTCCCGTTCTTCCCGTTCTTCCCACCTTTCTTCCCTCCATTCTTCCCATTCTTCCCACCGTTCTTCCCACCATTCTTCCCACCATTCTTCCCACCATTCTTCCCATTCTTCCCACCATTCTTCCCACCTTTCTTCCCGTTCTTCCCACCATTCTTCCCACCTTTCTTCCCGTTCTTCCCACCTTTCTTCCCGTTCTTCCCATTCTTCCCGTTCTTCCCACCTTTCTTCCCATTCTTCCCGTTCTTCCCACCTTTCTTCCCGTTCTTCCCGTTCTTCCCGTTCTTCCCACCGTTCTTCCCATTCTTCCCGTTCTTCCCACCTTTCTTCCCTCCATTCTTCCCATCATTTGGACCTTCATTCGGTGGAGGCAAGTGGGATCCAAGAGCAGGTTAATATAAAAAAGTAAAGTAGAGGTATACCACATCATAAAATTTGGTGTGGTATACTTTTATTTAGGTAAGCATTCATAGATAGGAATTAAAATGTCAGTGTATGATGAAAATGAAACTCCTTGGTTTACAAAAGATAGATCAGAGACAGCAGTCAATCGATATTCAGATAGACAAATAGGAAATAATGTTTTAGTTGAAAATCCAGCATTAGGAATTAATATATATAGAAATGTATTTTCAAAAGAAGATTCCGAAAGATATATAAACACTCTTGAGTCAAACTTAGGCGGTAATGGTAAATATAAGTGGTCTGAAGCACAAGTAACAAACTCTACAGTTCCAATTAAAAAAGCAAGAGATGCTGTAGATTTTAAATATAAGCAGGAAAACCTTGGACCAAGAGATGAGCATAATGCTGAGTTGATTGATTTGCACGAAGAAATATATCAAAAGTTAAAGTTTTGCGTTGATGACTATGCAAGATACTGGGGGATAAATGTTGTTTATTATGAGGCATTTAACTTTGTAAAGTATGAAGGAGAAGGAAAACACTTCAATATACACGCAGACCATGGCCCAGCATATAATTGTACAGTATCTGCAGTAATATATATTAACGATGACTACGAAGGTGGAGAGATCAGATTCCCAAGGTTTGATGGCTATACACATTCTCCAAAAATTGGAGACATAATCCTTTGTCCATCAAACTATATATATGAGCATGCATCCTTACCAATGAAATCTGGCACAAAATATTGTGTTGTTGTAATGACAGACATTAATGAATTAGGGCACAAGTAGTGTCTTTAAAGCCAAATGTTGCAATATTTAGATCTTTTAGGCCGTGGCTAAATAAGGAAAGCAAGTCTGTTCCAAGCCCAACTCAGAGTGTAATTCCAGAATGGTATAAAGATGCAGATAGATTTGCAAAGATGCCAAATGGAGAATACTATAAGGCTCCAAAAGAGGTTTGTCCATTTCCTAAAGAAGGCACAGTAGATGACTTTGGCAAGATTCCTACATGGAAAGCATGTCCTGCCATTATGGATGCATTCTCAACTGGTTATGTTTTTAAAACACCTTGTGACCTAACATTTTTTAAAAATGCTCAGGGGATCATTAATGTTAAAACTCAAGATACAAAGTATCAGGATTTCTGTACACAAAGACCACCAATGCTTCAGTTCGAGCACCCAAGTGGATACTACAAGCATCACTTTGCTTGGTCATCAGACTGGGGTTTAGAGTTACCAGAAGGATACAGTGCTCTATTTATGACACCAATGAATAGGTTTGATTTGCCATTTATGAATACAACTGGAATTGTTGATTCTGATAAAGTTCATCTTCTTGGAAGTTTTCCATTTTTTATTGCTGAAGGATGGGAAGGGACTATCCCTGCTGGAACACCGTATATGCAGGTTCTTCCATTTAAGAGAGAAAATTGGGAACATCAAATAGATATTTTAGATCAATCTAAAATTTATGATAAAATGGTTAAGAACATGCAGTTTTACCGTCAGCCTGATGGCGGGGTATATAAGAACAAAGTTTGGTCAAGAAGAGAATACAAATAAGGAGAATAAAATGCAAACATGGACAGACAAACAAGACCTTGGCAATGGTATCTTTTGCTATAAAGGTGTTATTAAAAAAGAGTTTGATGTAATAAATAGACTTGAAAATACTATTGGGTCAGTGGCAGAGTATGGCGCACTTTCCCCAGAAGGTAACAAATATCATTGGATGCCAGCATATGTTGGGTATCAACAACTTATGCCAGACTACAGAGACTGTGCAGATTTTAAATTTAAAAAGAGCGATATAGAGCACGACAAAAGCGAAGAGTCTCTAAAGTTACAGTCTTTATGGCAAGACGTTTATGATGCTCAATTTCAGGCAGTTGAAGACTATAGAAAACATCATAACATTATGCCACTAAAATATTGGGAGGCATTTAATTTTATTAAGTACGGCCCAGGTCAACACTTTAAAGAGCATCACGACCATGGGTATTCCTATAACTGCACAGTGTCTCTTGTTGCATACGTAAATGATGACTATGAAGGCGGAGAACTTTTCTTTAGATTGCAAAATTTAAACATAAAGCCAGAGGCTGGAGATCTTTATATCTTCCCATCTAACTACATGTACGCTCATCAAGCAATGCCAGTTCACTCTGGAACAAAGTATTCTATTGTAACAATGCTTGACTATAGTAAAAAATATCACACACCAGAAATGTATGATCCAAAGTGGGAAAATGAATAATGTTTAACATATCAGTAGAAAAAATGCATGGCGCTCCGTTTGATATTGCGCCAATGTCTATAAAAAGAGACTGGATGGACAACACATCAGAAGGTCACGCATATAGATGTTTTCCAGTAACACAGTCAAATGTGGTTGGCTGGAGCATTTTTTCTAAAGAGGATATAGAGTTTGTATGGGATGGCATAAATGATCAAACTCAGGACCACATTGAAATCATCAAGGCACCAGAAGGATCGTATAGTGGAAGAGGCCAGTCATCTATTAGTTTTAATACTGGGCTAGTCTTTAGAACAGAACAGGGCGTTAGTCTTTTTACTATTAACCCAGTAAACTATTTTAATGATGACTTTGAAACAATGTCTAACATAATCAGTACATCTTTCTATGACAACCCTTTACCTCTAGCAATAAAGTCAAAATCTCCAAATAAAAAGGTATTAATAAAATCAGGTACGCCGTTGGCAACAATAATACCTATATCTTTATCAGAACTAAATAACACATCAATAAAGATGGTTGAATATAAAGATCAAGATAGAAAAAGAATTGAAGCAAATATTTCTTATGGTGAAGCATCCCAAGTTTTAAACTCTAGCGGAGAATGGACAGATTGGTACAGAAATGCTGTTAATGAAAAGCAAGAGTCTTTAGGGTCTCACGAAGTAAAAACATTAAAACTTAGCGTAGACGATCAAACAGTTCAGGGTAAATAATGGAACAGTTAAAACCTAATCACGATGATATAGTAAATGATTATATTAATGCCTCAGCAAACGGCAGTGTTGCTCACTATATGATAACTGTCTCTAGAGATGGTGAGTCTCCAGTTAGATCTATAATATCTTTTGATAATCAAAAGCAAGCACTAGAGGGATACGAAATGTATCAAGATGCGGGGTTTGCAAAAGATTATCTAACTGTTTCTTTGTATGAGCCATCTGGAAAGACTAATACAAAAGTTTTAAAAAGAAATCATGCTGGAGACCCTTCCTTTGTAAGACAAAACTACATTGATACAGTTGAAGCCTTGCACCAAGTTAAAGACAAGTTAAATAAAGAAGATTATGAAGACCTATGCATTAAAATTGTAACTTCATTTGCAAAAGACAACTGGAGATTTAATGCAGACAGATTCCTAAAACAACTAGAGATAGAGAGGGAATTGTAGGGCAAAACCCTATGATATAATTCAATTATGGACAAAATGGATGCTTCTGTTGTAATTAGAAAGCCGTCACTAACACCTTCTGGGTGGTTTGGTAATGGAAAAGATATGATTGTTGAATTAGAAAATTTTATGACCCAAGAAGAAATAGAGTTTTTAGAGAAGGCTGCAAAATCATTAACTATTTGGGATGTAACTCAAAGCCATGTCAATGAAAATGGTACAGTCGTATATGACTCTGAATACTGGAAAGACAGAGTAGCAACTAGTCCAACTCTAGATAAGAATGATCCAACAATTGCTCCAGTAATTGCAGGACTGTTTCAAAGGCTTAAGCCAATCGTTGAAGAGTTTTACAAGGTAAAGGTTATCCCTACTGGTACAACTATCGTTAGATGGCTCCCAGGGCAGTTTCAGAACCCTCACGCAGACAAGGAACTACATGAAGGACCAGATGCAGGACTTCCAAATGACTTTCCAAACTATGATCTTTCAAGTCTGTTTTATTTAAACGAAGACTATGAAGGTGGAGAGTTATACTTCCCGTTGCAAGGCGTTCAGTTTAAGCCAAAGAAGGGTGCAGCATATTTTTTCCCAGGGGATATGAACTATGTTCACGGAGTAACAGAGATTAAGAGTGGTATTAGATATACCTGCCCATTCTTCTGGGAGATTACAGAGCATACGGGAGATCGAAAGCCATGACAGAAAAAGTCTTAGAGCCTATTGAACTGTATCCAAAAATATTTGTATATAAGAATTTGTTTAAAGATATAAATAAAACACTAGAAGTCTTAAAAGATGAGGGTGAAGATGCACTCTTTAGTCCTTGGACTAAGTGGTCTCATTTTGGAGAATACCTTAATCCATTATTTAAAGGCTTAGATTATACAATGAGCATTGAAGATATTAAGAGCATAGAGACAAAAACAGAAAAAGAAGAACTACAAAAAAATACAGTTGTAGAAATTTTTGAAAATTTTCATTTAGCAACACAAGACTATATTTTTAAAAATAATGTTGAATTTGATAAGCACCAAAAATTAGTAAATCGTGAAGGAGAGTCTTTTAATCTTTGGACAACAAATGGTCCAGCAATAGCAAGATATAGAACAGATATAGAAGAGCCATTGGCAATGACATATCACTCTGATTTTGTTAGAGAGCCTATCATAAGTCCAGGATACAAGTTTGCAATTACTGCTTTGTCGTATTTTAACGATGACTACGAAGGTGGAGAGATTGACTTTATTGTTGATGGAGAGGCGTACATGTACAAGCCAGAAGCAGGAGATTACCTAGTCTTTCCATCTGGACATCCAAACATCTTAACTAAAAATGAAAAAGTATACCTTCATGGGGTAATGCCAGCAACAGGAGAGAAGAAATATCTCTGTAGAATGTACTGGATGAAGTATGAAATTGGCGATGATGAATGGTTTGAGAAAGAGGCTGAATTTGGAAAAGATGTTTGGAAAGAAATGCAAATAGATATTATGCAAAAATTTAGAGATGAAAATCCAAATAAATTTAGTGCTGACAAAGAAAGAAGGATAAAATGAACCTAAATGATAAAAATAGAATAACTAAGGACATAGTTGTTTATGAAAACTTTATTGATGCAGATACTGCTGCTAAACTTGTAAGGGTTTTAGATAAGCATGCAGACCTTGGATTAATTACTTGGATGCCCATATCTTTCTACGAGTCTTATTCTTCAGTGTTGCCACAAGACAATGATGAGCATGTAGAAAATGAAGGATTGCCAAGTGACATATTCTCACAAATGAAACAAGGAATTATTGAGGCTGTTGCAAGTGTTCATGACCTTGATCCAAAAATAATTTCTCAAATTGGCTATCACACACAAAAATGGGAGCCAGGAGCATATGCAAGAAAACATTCTGACAACACAGACGAGCACGGTAACTCTGGTGCTTTTACAAGAAGTAGATATGCAGCATTTTTATATTTGAACGATAATTTTGAGGGTGGAATGTTACAGTTTCCTGATCAGGAAATAAGCATACAGCCTAAAGTTGGAATGCTTGCTGCCTTCGATGGTGGATTTAATAATATGCACGAAGTATCTCTTATCACAAGCGGAGTAAGATACACTATAGGATCTTTCTGGGATGATAGAGAAGAGTCTGATTATCCACAAGAACTGCGTGATGCTTGGGCTGCAGAAATGAAAGAAACTAGAGCCAAGCAAGAAATTGAAAGAGCAGAATGGCAAGAACTTTTAAAGCAAGGCTGGAAGTTAGATTCCGATGGAAATAAATATAAAGTAGGGGATATGTAGATGGACGTATTTCTAAAAAAAGAGTTTGACGATGCTGGATATGACACTGAAGTTTTTCATGATGGTGTTTTATTTATTAAGGACTTTTTGAAAGACAAAGAACTAGACACTTTATTAGAAATAATTGAGACAACTCCAAACGAAGATTGGTCTATAGAATACACTAAAAATCTTGCTAGGTTTTGCATGGAAAAATTTGGTAGAGATGATGTAGATAACTTGGTTGCAGAGGGTAAGTTTGAAATAACGGTGGGATGGGAAGATAAAAATCTAGACATTACACATAAAGAGATTAGCAATATTCTTCAGTTAAGACTTGCAGAGATGATCTCGTTATCAGACAAAACTCTAGAACTTGCTGGTTTTGGAACCTTGCAAAGAATGCAACCAGGGGTTGAGTTAAAGTCTCATACGGATCAGCATACGGATCCATCAATTAAATATGCTGCTATACTATATATTAATGATGACTATAAGGATGGAACTTTGTTCTTTAAGAATAAAGAAAACTCAGACTTAAGGCCAGCACCAGGTACACTTCTTCTTTTCCCAGGAAATGAAGAGTACGAACATGGAGTTCGTTTTGTAGGAGAAGGTCCTATTAGGTACGTGACAGTAGGATTTATAAAAGTTATAGGTTTTTACGAACAAAATAAGTACTAAGGAGATATAAAATGGATAGAGAAATACTTGAAGAAAAGGTTTACTATTACACAAACGTAATTGAAGACCCAAAGAAACTTGTCGAGGCAATTGAGAATGACAACAAGGATCCTTGGGGTGAATGGATGGCGTGTAGTGGACAGCACTATGTTTATGGAACAGACAAGACTATTGCTTTAACAGCAGAAACAGACGAAAAAAACAAGTATATCTATGATACATTGCAAAAGGCTTTTGACGATGTAGCAAGAGACTATGCATTGGCACACGGAATTACAGAAGAGCCAAAGTTATTTCCTCAGTATCCAATCAAAAAGTACCAGGCAGGAACATTCATGGGTGCACACTTTGATCAGCAAGAGGGAGATGAAAGACTTAAGGTTTCTTTCGTAATGTATCTTAACGATGATTACGAAGGCGGAGAAATTTCTTTTACAATTAGAGATCCAAAAGGACCTATCCAAGGTCCAACTCCCAATGAAGACTTTGCAACTGCAGACCCTTCAGCCTATCACTTTGCAGTCAAGCCAAAGGCTGGAAGCATTATTGTGTTTCCTCCATCGCCACCATATCATCACACTGCTCATTTAGTTAAAAGCGGTGAAAAGATTATGGTTCCGCAACACTGGATTCACTAATAGTTATTTTTCTATCTTGACAAGTAAGATATAAAATGTCCACAAATGTGATTCAATTTTTACCTTTGCCAGTAGATAGTTTTGAATACTTATTCCCAGAGCCAACTTCGTGTGCAAAGGCTGTTCCTGATTGGTATAAAGATCAGCCATCTTCTTTTAGTAAAGAGCATGAGGATAGGAATGCAAACCTAACTGTAAAAAAATGTCTTCCATTCTTTGATTCTATGTCTATGGGATATTTTTTAAAGATGCCAGTTGATTTATATATTAATACAAAAAATGGAAAATCAGAATGCTCTATACCAAAAGAGTTTTCTTCAATAGAAGATATAATAATTGGGTGGCACTCTTCAGAACATATATCTCATTATCCTGCTAATTTTGATATATATTTAAAAGATCTTTTTAGAATTAATCCTATGTGGATGACTAAGACACCTCCAGGATATAGCACTTTGTTTATTTCTCCAATGCATCAAGAGCATCTACCAATAAAAGCAATAGAGGCTGTTGTAGATACGGATAACTTTCTTACTGCTGGATTAAACTCATTTTTTTTACAAAAAGATTTTGAAGGAATAATTAAACAAGGAACACCTATCATACAGGCCATACCCTTTAAAAGAGAATCTTGGGATATGATTGTTGATTTAAACCATGATCCAGAAGCAATATCTCGTCAAAGAAAACGTGGAGCATCACTATATCCAAACGCATATAGGAGCAGCGCCTGGAAAAAAAAGAATTTTAACTAATCATAAAGATTAGGAATAGGGTGAGAGTTTTGCTTTTTCGAAAACTCTGCTATACTTAAGACTATTCCGTTTTTGAAAGGACGATACACATGTCAGATTTTTTTAGTTTTAAACTTCCAGAAGACTTCGTAGAAAAGTACAAGAGCCAAGAAAGCCCATTTGGGTTTAAGGATGCAGCAGAAAATTCACTTGGAGAAATTACTTTTATTCGTACTTATTCTCGAATGAAGGAAGATGGAACTAAGGAAAGATGGCACGAAGTTTGTCGTCGTGTAATCGAGGGTATGTATTCAGTTCAGAAGAATCATGCCAAAGAAAACCGTCTTCCATGGAATGACTACAAGGCTCAGAAGTCTGCACAAGAAGCATTCCAAAGAATGTTTGAACTAAAGTGGACACCACCAGGTCGTGGCATGTGGGCATTTGGAACTCCTATGACTATGGAGAAGAAGAACTCAGCAGCATTACAAAACTGTGCAATGGTTTCAACAAAGGACCTTGACAAGAATGATCCAGGAGCATTGTTTGCTTGGGTTATGGATGCATTGATGCTTGGTATTGGTGTAGGGTTTGATACAGTGGGACAGGATAAGAATTTCTCAATCTATACCCCAACAGAACCAGAACAGGTGTTCGAAATTCCAGA